GAAACCACCAACACATTCGATATAAAGTTTACGACCATCGCAATTGATTTTATAGTATTTGTTACCATCAATCATATCGTAGCCGTCTTTACCACTTAACCAATATTTGTCATATTGACCCCTTACTGGAATCAATTTTAAACCTGCGTATTTCTTTAAGAAATCAATAAATTTTATTGAACTTAAAGCATCTGAATCATCGGAAACTAATTTTATTTCTTCGTAACCTAATTTCATATTTTCTCCTTATTTGATAGTTATAGGATATCAAAAAAGCGAACCTATTGTCAACCTCTAGGAGCCCTTATTATATTGGGTTTTTGAAATTATTTTTGTAGACGAATAGAATCTTCGTCAAGATTTAGGTCTTTTACAGGATTAATCGGCATACATCTGCCGGAATCTGTAGTGAACCAAAAGGATAATGTGTGTCGTGGGTGTCTTCGAACTTTAGAAACACCATGTGGTATGTAGATACCTTGAAAGAGTAAACCTGAACCTGTTTCTGGTTCGTATGTTTCGCCATCAGGAATATAGGTTCTACCACCATTGAAGTTATCATTTAGATATAAGATACAAGTCCATTCTCTTGATGGTTTGTCAGGACTTGTTCCGTGAGTCATCTCTTGATTTGAATATGTATCTAGATGTGGTTTTTGAACTCCACCAATTGGCCACTCATTGAGTGCAATCATTTCTGGATATACGACTTGGTCTGATGTCTTTCTTATTTCACCTATAAGATTAACAATTACTTCTGCAACCCATTCTCTTATATGTGGAGTGTGTATGTGCATGAATCTGATACCTGTGTAATCAGAACCATCTCCTACTCCTGTTAAATGTCTATGACTCTTGTGAAACTGTATCATCTCCTGACATCTCTCCATCGACATCAGGTTTTGAATCATTTTTGGACTGTAGCTCTTGGAAGTATTTTGCAAGTGCGACTCGTTTTTCATATTCAATTCTTTTCTTTCTCGCTTTTGTTCGAGCTTTCATTGCTCTTTCTATTTTTAATCTTGATGCTCTTTGAAGAAACAATATACCATTCAAATGGTCTACTTCATGTTGAACACATCTTGCACCTAATCCTTCCATCATTACAGTGTGTTCTTCGCCTTCTTCATCTTGATATTTAAACTCTATTGTTTTTGACCTTTTAATCATTAGAAATAAATCTGGAAAAGATAAACAACCTTCCTTCAATGATTCTGTTTCTTGTGATACTCTAATTATTTCAGGATTAAAATATGCAAGATTCTCTGGTTTCTCATCACCCTCGTGCATAGTTCTCATCACAAACATTCTATATGGAAGACCAACTTGATTTGCAGACAAACCTAAACCACCAAACTTATCCATTGCTTCGCCCATGTTCTTAGCAATTTCTTTTGGGTCTTCTGGCGGGTTTTCGAAATCAAACTCTGGTGGTGGAGTTCTTAATACTTTTGATGCTTCTTCTATTAACTGATACATATTCTTATTTATGATATTGCAATTCGGCTGAAGTTCTTATACTTTTCAAATCTAATAACCTCTTCGAACTTATCATACAATTGGTCTCCTTTATGTGATATTATAAATGCGTTTGTTTTTTCATTCAGTGAGTTCAATAACTTTAAGAAGTCATCGGTACCTTGTGAATCTAATGAACTATCAAATACTTCATCTAAAATAAGTATGTTAGTGTTTACTGAGTTCTTAATTCTTGCGACTGCTCTCCAAGTGAATAGTAATGCAAGGTCAATTCTCATCTTCTCACCTTGTGAAAAGTTATCATACTTAAATACATCTCTAAATCTAGACTTGATTGTTTCTTCAAATGATTCATTCAATTCAAACCCAACATAGAATTCTAAATTTGCAAGATACTTGTTTATCATCTTATTCATGACAGGAACATATTGTTTAATTATTCTCTGTCTAACACCTTGGTCCCTTAATAGAGTTGTCGCCAAGTCAAAGTAATGTTGTCTATCAGTTAGACTTTCTTTCTTGGTATGTAATGCGTCCAAGTCATCTTCTGCTGTTGTTAATCTATCATTAACTGTAGCGTCACCTGAAATTTCATTTTGTAAATCTTTGATTTCTTTATTTAATTTATCTATGTATTTCTGATTAGATAAAATCTCTGTTTGATGTAAACCAATCTTTCTCTGTATCTCATCTATTTCTGATTGAATGGTGTTGATTCGTTGTATTTCATCGTGACAGGAATCGATTGTGGAAGAGATTTCATTAATCGCCTTCTTGATTTCAACCGTTTTAGTTTTGCGTTCCTTGATATGTTTCTTCTTGTGCTCTTCATCTAGACCTTGTTTACATGTTGGACAATCATCGTTTTCTTGATAAAATAAAACATCTTGTTCTGCTTTCTTTAATGCAAGTTCAAGTTGTCTTTCTAAATCAAGAGTTTCTTTTAATCTATTCTCATTCTTATCTTTGTTAGTTATAAGTTTTTTCTTTTCATCAATCTCTTTATTTTCAAGACCAACATCTCTCATAACTTTATCTATATTGTTTTGCGTTTCTTCTATTGTGCCTTGATATTTCTCTATCTTCTTATCACGATTCTTTTGTAAGAGATTCATCTGTTCATTTAAACCACTTATTCTTTCTTCTAATAATTCAATCTCGTGATTTGTTTCTCTTACATCTATATTATGTTGTGTGACTTTCTTCTTTAGTATATCCTGCATCGTAGAAAAGATTGATATATCTAATAAGTCTTCTACAAGTCTTCTTCTCTCTACTGACTTCAACTGCATAAAAGGAGTGAAGTTAGCAGAACCCAAAACTGCGACTTGGGTAAATGAACGATAAGACATCTTTAGAATATTCTTTTCTAGATGTTCTTGATAATCTCTCATAGTTGCATCTTGATTAATCAATGTGTCATTAACATACAACTCAAACTTATTTGGTTTTGCACCACGAATAACTTTGTAAGATTTTCTTCCTATTTTAAAGTCTACTTCTACTACTAAGTCTTTACCATTGATAGAGTTAATCAATAAGTCTTTCTTTAGATTTCTAAATCCTTTTCCATATAGACCAAAACATAATGCATCTAATAATGTAGATTTTCCAGCACCATTATCACCAACAATTAATGTTGTTTGTGACCTGTCTAGTTCTATGGAAGTAAACGAGTTTCCTGACGATAACAAATTCTTGTATCGTATCTTTTTAAAATTAATCATAGATAGTTGTGTTCATCTAATGCTTCATTATATAACGAAGTCATTAATTCGAATAGGGGTTTTTTCTGACCTTGGATTTCTAATCCATCAATATACTTTTCTAATATAGTAAGAGTGTCTTCTACTCCTTCTATGTCGTCATCGTCCATCAAGTCCATATGTTTGTGGTCATCTACGACAACAACATGCAACGGATTAGCGGCATGTAGTTTATCTACCATAGAATCGAACCAATATGGATTATCTTTATTGACTACTATCATTTTAACAAACTTACCTGTAAATTTACTGTAGTCTTTATTTGATATTGTTTCAAAAGTTTCTTTTGTATCATCATAGAAACATTTTTCAAACATAGTTAATGGATTATGAACTGGTAACATCTCTCTAGTATCTGTATCAAATATATGGAAGTATTTTTCATCTCCATAATCTGACCAGGTGAACTGCATTTGAGAACCTAGATATTTGATATTCTTTACTTCTGATTTTTGATGAAAGTGACCACTATAGACTTTATCGAATCGTTTTAGATATGTGTGGTCTAGTCCATGTTGACATGTCATTCCAGGCATCATTAAAGCGCCCTCTATTTCAAAATGACCCATACATGTATCTGCGTTAGCACTTAATAAGAAATCTACACTATCTGCATAGTTCTCATTATTAATCCAAGGGACAAGTGCGAGATTTACTCCATCGTATTCTTTTACTATTGGTTCGTGTATGATATTAATGTTATCACTCTCAAACAATAATAACTCTGGTGCATTTACTTCATTAGTATTCTTATAGTAAACATCATGATTACCTAAAATTAAATCCATAGATATATCTCTATCTAACATAGGTTGTATAAAGTGTTCTCTATTTGATTTTAGGCTTGCGAAGTTTACAAACTTTCTTCTATCGAAGTAATCACCTAAGTGTAGAATGTGTTTGATGTTATGTTCATCAAGATATGGGAAGAATACTTCTTCATAGAATCGTCCTTGATATTTGGACATCTCTAACATATCTCCACGAACACCTGCGTGTGTGTCGTTGAGTATCGCTATTTTCATTCAGTAAATTTGTCTAGACCTTTAGTCTTAGTCGTAGTCTTTCGTTTTGATTTCCTTGGTTCGTATTTAACATGGTTCATGTTGTCTTGCATCCACTCAACATTAGTATTAGTCATACCAGTTGTGTCACCATCTATTGTTTCAAATGTGTCCATAGTGATGTCTGATATTACTTGTTGCTTAATGAAAACTTGTTTCTTCTCTTTCTGTATCCTTCTTAGAAAGGCGTAATAACAAATTTGTGTAATATATGCAAATGCGTTGTTTGATTTCTCTACATTGAAATTCTTGATATATTGAATACAATTTTCTATTGCATCACATATCATTTCATCTCTGTAGGTGTAGTTTATGAAGTTTGGTCGTGTAGATAGTCGAGTTGCAATCTTATAGATACACTCTCCTATGTAATTTGACATTTGTGGTGGGGTTTTGCCCTCTTCCTCGGCAAGCACAACGGCGGCGTTGTGTTCGGCGACTGCGGCTGTGAACTCTTTGTTATTGACATAGTGTTCACTTTGTTTTGCGTTTTTTGCCATGATGTAGTTATTATACTAGGTTCCTTCGTTATTTGTAAGTGGTTTTTGCTACTTATTTTTATTTATTTATTTTAAAAAACCCCTTGTGGGAATCGGGATTGATATGATATGATAGCTTTGTCGCCACGGACAAGCTCCTTATCATTAGGTAAATACATCTATTATAGATATAGATACTAGTAAAAATACTAATACTCCAACTTGGACTATCGATGCATAGAATACTTGTTTCATTGGATGCATCTCAACTAGTTTAACTAGTATAGCGGGGTCAGGTGATAGGTTTACAGCTTGTAGTATCTTCTCTTCTTTCATTGTGTCATCATTGATAAAGTGCATACAAGGAAGATGAGGCAAAGGATAGATACCTCTGCCTTATCTCGCAGGTCTTGTAGTCTTTCTTTAGACATAAAATTATGCCCAAGATAAAGTAGCTAGGAACATTATTCCAAATGGTAAAAGTATTGGAAGAGTCAGTAGTGTTAGGAACTCAATTGCTTCAATGATTCTTGGTAGAACTTCTCTTAGGTCTTCGAATCTGCCCACCATGCTCTTCGCAATCTCTCTAATTGCAGTCGTCATGGTTTCTCCATTAAATTTTAATATTAATATAGTTTATATAGGTATATCACTGTGGATTATACGCAATTATTTAGTAATTTTTTTAACCTAGTTAATAGGTTTAGTGAATCTTTTTCTTATCTTTTGGTGCGACAGCATATTTGAACTCTTCTTGTTCATACTCTCGTTCTAAATCTTCTAATACTTCTTCTATGAACTCTTCTTCTGGAGCATCTATAAACTCTCTATCACTTTCTATTATTCTTGCAAGATGTCTTTTCATAACTTCTTGAACTTTCATATCTTCTTTATTTGCTAATGGTATAGACTTATTCTCAATCATGTCCATCCATTTAGATGATGCACTATCATAGTAAGGAACGAATTGCTCGTTCATGAGATTTCTGTGGATTATCTCATACTTTGGTATGTTTACTTTCTCTTCAGCACTTAATGGTGCATAAGGATAAAACACTGCATTTGTTCTTGGTGTGCCTGGAACTAAAGACAATTGACATATCATAGGTAATGTTATTTCAATAGTTTCACCTAAATCTCTAGTCATACCGACTACTTCTGTTCCGGACTTTAGTTTGATAACTTCGTATCTTTCTGGTATTAAGTCTGATGGTGTTGACATTATTCTAAATCAAATTGTTTTAATTCGTAAGGAAAGTTTTCCTCGTTATAAGTATTTATCCTTTCTTTCAAGTGAGCAAGAGTAAAATTATCACATCCTAAATCATCTGCAATATCAAATAATCTCATACTATCTTTACCATCGGCCTTACGAAGACCTCTACCAATTGACTGTAAGTTTCTAATTCTAGACTTCGAAGGACTCGCAAACACTACATTATCTATCTTCTTGATATTGATACCTGTAGAGAATGTTCCGTATGATGCAAGTATAACATTGTTTTTCTTTTTACTATTCTCTACTATCTCTCTTACATTTTCTCTATCTTCTGTATCTGTTCCACCATAAACATAGTGTAATGTTCCGTTC